CCATTCCCTCTGGACTTGCCACAGGTCTATGATTTAAGCACCATACCGAGCAAGGGAGAATATCACCCGCTAACCAACCGGATAAGGGGTGGCCGGATATTACGCCAACATTAGCGCACTCGGTATGAAAACCTCCTATTTTTCGGGAATTGTCGGCGGTATATCCATCAGGGTATGTACTGTTAAGGGATACTTTTAACTCGACCCCTGTAGCTCCTGACGGTACTAAATAGACATAATAATCTTTACCGTTTTGAAGAGTAGTGCCGGTATCTAAAATAGCTGTAACGTCTACGACAAGATCAGAAGTTTGTCTAAAATACCTGGTATCAGAATCGGTAACCAAACGGATTAAAGTACCTTCTTTTATACGCAGTACCTTTTTATCCTCAAACAGAATAAAAGGGCTGTGCCAAGCTTTAAAATCGAATAAATTGAAATTATTGTATTTTAAGTGCATCAAACATTCATTGACTATGTCTGGATTAGCGTCTGCGACACCAACTTCCATAGCATTATCAGTCCAAATATATGGATTTGTCATATTAATACCCTTTCACTGTTATGTTTACAAATCCGGTTGTTAAAGTTCCATCATTTTTATAAAGCTTTACAGTGCAGCTTGTAGAGGTCGAGCTTGTTATCACTGCATATGAATCAATGTTTTTTGGCGTGGCAAGAACATGAGGCTCAGATATAATAAAATCTTTTGCCTGCTTGCTTTCTACATCCGTAGCAAAATATATAGTTACACCTTCGTTTGCGTCCACTATTTCCCTATTAGTGTAGTTCTCTTCTCTATCAGGGACGTCCACAGTAACAATAAAATTGCTTAAATATGTTGCGTTACCGTTTGGACTTTGCATTATAGCCTTTATGCGGAAATATCTGAAAGTGAAGCTGCCTGTATTAGCTATTATCCAGTCTGACCAAGTTTCACAATCTTTTGAATATTGCCATTGTATCTCGACAGAAGATTGATCATTGCCATAAAATTCATAACTGAATTTTATGATACAGGGTAGATTATCACCAATGTCATAAATTTGTGATTCATAATAACCTGATTCTACAATTGTGCTCCACTTGTTATAAGCATCAGCATAATATCTATTACCGTTATCCTGCCACTTTTCGGGTGTTAAATCCTGCCATTTAATAATTGGATTCAATTTAAGCTTGCCATTGTACAGATAAGTGTTGCAAAAAGTGCCTTGTGCATCTTCTAATACATTTTTTTCAACTAATGTATTTAAACTAGGTATATATTGAACATTTAAAATATCGCTTGTAGCATTTTGCGAGTAATTATATTCCCCTTTTGCCTTTATCCAGTAAGTAAATATACCTTTTTGTTTCAGGCTAGTTGTGTATGTTGTGCCTGTTAGGTTAGTAGCAACAAGTTTAGAACTTTCCCAACTTGCACCTTCCCTGATTTCATAAGTCGCATTTTGGTTTGAAACAGCAGTCCAGGCAAATTCTAACAGGTTGTTATTTTGCGATACATTGAAACTCTGGACATTGTTAGGATATGCATAAGGGTTATTAACATTGGTCCTGATGATTACAGGCTCTAAGCTCGCCTGTTGATCAGTGTAAATACTTTCATCGTATTGCTGCCAGCTAACAGTGAATACACCGCTGTTGTCATCGGTAATGCCTGTGACTTTGGCTTTGAAATTTTCAAAACCCATTACAAGATCGTTAAGCTGAATAACATCGCCGATTTCTAAGTCTGATGCTCTGTAGTCTGTGGCAAACTGGCCGTAAAAATAGCATCTGATGTTGCGGTTTAAATAATACCAAGCCATCCTAGATGCTTGTTTAAAGTTAGTAATGCTCAGTATATCAACACTATGACTGATTGCTGGCTCGTTGAAATATTCGTCTAATTCAGCTCTGGCAGTTACTTGCGACCATTCGTGCTTTGGGTCAATGTATCGAATATCTAAAATATCATAACGATCAGCTTTTTCAATTGTCTTAACTATCTCAGAACCTTGAATTATGTCTGTTTTATTAAAAACTTTGCTAACAGATTCAGGTTTATCTATTTTGAATTGCAGCTTTTTACCCTTTGTAACTAATGCACCCCTGCAGTTTTTCTTGATTTCTTCGATACAATCTCTGATAAGCCAGTTAGAATCAAAGATCATGTTAAAGGTAAAGCGTTTTTCGCCGTCTACGAGTTCATCACAGTAAGCAGCAGCCTCGATAAATGATTGAATATCAACTTGTTTCTTTAACAATTCGTTGTTGAAATTGCCTAAATTATCCATACCAAGGCGCAAACCGTTGTAAGATGTAAGCAGATCAAGGCAACACCAGACTGGATTATTGCTATATTTTACAGTATAAGTGTTTTCGTCCGTATAAACTTTTACCTTGCGACCTTTTACAACAGCAGTTAGGTTATAATCTCCTGATATTTTATCTGAAGGCGGTACTGATATAGCAAGATATGCTAAATGCTTTAAGCTACCAACTATTTCAGCACGCCCAGCGTTTGTATTTGCTTCTGTTACCAGGTTAGAAATTTGCTGATTGGCAGTTCCATAGTATTTCTGAATTTTTATTTTAGAAATATCTTTTGCTTTTATATCATTCAGCCTAATGTCTGTAAAGTCTTCGATCTCGCCTTCGCCAAAAGCAACAAGTCTGCGTATATCGCCTGTTGTGTTATCACCTTGATAAATTCTATTGCCAGCAAGTTTGACTTCACCGTAGATTAACGGTATTGGCAATCTGTTGTTTGTTTGTGTTGTTAAAGCGTTGCTACCGTAAGTAGGGCTGTCAGATAAACCATTTTTTCTATTTGCAAGGCTTCTAGATAAAGTAACACCGCCAAATATTACACCGCCAGTTATTGCAATGGTTGCACCATAGGCAATTGCTATTGTGGCTGGTGTCATAGGTACGCCAGCTGCAACCATTGCTGATGTTACAGCTGTTGCAACTGCTTTAAATATTGCTGTAAATAAAGCCATCTATCTAACCCTGAAACACTTATAATCTTTTAAAATCTTTAATCTTGATATTTGTAATGTATGACCACGGAAAACGTGTATAATTCGCTGATCGCCAATGTATAAAGCTACATGAAGCTCGTTATTGAACTTGCAGGCTACTACATCACCTGCTTGCAAATCCTTTTCTTGAATTTCATAAGCCGATTGCAGAATTTTAGCCATTCCGTAGCGATAATTAGCCTGATGATTATCCGAAGGAAGAGGATAGCGAGGCAGATGCGGGTAAATGTAATAGATCGGATAAAAGCAGCCAATGTAGTTTTTATTTTCATCAAACATCTGATAAGGTGTTCCCACCTTGCTTTTAAGTTCATTAATTTTTTCAATCATGTTTTTTCCTAAGCTTTAATGACTTGCTCACTAGGCATATTGGGGAAACCGCCGAAGTTTTCAACGTTGCCAAGCTCTTTACATCTTGTTAGTGTGCGGTCGCATTTAGTCTCTTTACCTGTATAACCACACCTACAGTCCTTGAACTTAATCCATTGGCAGTTAACACCGTATGTCATACGAGGCACATTGACTTCAAAACCTCCAAGATCAATTTCTATGTTCATCTTGGCTGTTTCAAGCGTTAGTTCAATATTGTTCGCTTTTCCGTATAATAGAATTTCATCCAAACCTGAGATGATTTCATTTGTAGCTGTATTCAGGAATACGATGTATAAATTAACTGTTGCGCCTGTAATAACATCTCCATGATTGCCTATAATTCCGCTTATAGCTTGATTAACATTAGACAAAGTAACGCTTATCTTAACAACTTCGTTATTATCATCGTGTTTGATTTCACCAAGTTCAAGCGGTGCGCCTAAAAATTCCCGACCGTCATAGATAAGTTTTTCAAGAGTATCGTTTTCAAGGATTCTTATAGGTCCGGATGCAAGTTCTATTTCAAGCAATTTCCGTGGTATAATTTCATCTTTTTCAAGCTCATTGCTTGCAACAGTTGGCAGTACTTCTTTTATAGGGATATCAAAAGTAGAATATCCTAATTCCATTACATCAAGGTCTAATTCATCCGTGTCAAACCTTACTGTATAAATTAAGCCATCCCCGCCTTTATCTGTTTCCCATGTCCAGTCAAAATGCTTGAATTTTCCTCGCTTTGAAATAAAGAATGCTTCAATTAGTTTGCGATTTTTAGCATTTTTTTCAAAAGACAGAACCCATGATTTTTTAGGGGTAGTCCAAAGGCTACGTTTTGCAAGATGTGCTGTAATAGCTTTGTCTATAAGCGTGTTGAACTGCGTTTCAGTATCATATTTAGCTTTATAATAAAAATCAAAGCTAGGCGGAGCAGTGTATGAGTGCCGATCAATGCAGTAAAAGGTAAGCTGCATATTTTCACCGTAGCCCATTTCAATTATGCTACGCTTGAAAACGTCTGAATCAAATTGACATCCAGTATATGTCAAGCCATTGCCGCCTTTTTCGACATCCCAAGTGAAGTCAAAAGTACCGCCCTGACCAAGACAATCAACAAAAAACTGCTCTAATTCTGCCCTTTTTTCAGGTGTTTTGTTGAAATTAAGCGTAAAATACCTGACAGGGTAGATTTTAACAGGGTAACGCTGTTCTCCGCCAAGAGCTTTACCGACCACTTTGGTTTCAAAAGCTATTTTAGTGGAATATGTACTATTGTAATCAATGTTAAATATCATACTGTCTTAATTACCGTTCTTAATCCGCCTTGATTGTATTGAATACCGTCAGCTATTATCTTCTGAATAGCT